ATATATACCGTAGGTGCCAATGATGAGCGGGCAGAGGGGAAGATCCGTGGTGTTACACTGGCAGGGGCGTACGGGGATGAACTAACGATTTGCCCGGAAACGTTTTTCAAGCAGGTACTGTCGCGCTTGTCTGTCAAGGATTCGAAATTTTTTGGGACGACCAACCCAGGCGGGCCCTACCACTGGTTGAAAAAGGATTTCCTAGACCGTGAGGGGCAGTTAAACCTGAGGAGTTGGCACTTCAACCTTGATGATAACCTGGGTCTGGATCCGGAGTACGTGCAGGCCCTCAAGGCTGAGTACACAGGACTCTGGTATAAACGGTTTATCCTGGGACTCTGGGTGATGGCTGAGGGAGCCGTCTACGACATGTTTGACGAAGACGTGCATGTGGTGACGGACCTGCCGGAGATGACCCAGTACTGGGTCGGAATCGACTACGGCACTACCAACCCTACCGTTTTCTTGCTGATTGGAGCAGGGGTAGACAAAAGGCTCTACGTAGTGGACGAGTGGAGGTACGATTCCAAGCGCTACGACGGTCGGCACAAAACCGACCAGGAGTACCACCGTGCACTGTTTCACTGGCTGCAGGCCCGCAAAGTACGTCCTCGCTGGATATTTGTGGACCCAAGCGCCAGTTCATTTATAACGCAGATTTCAAGGCCCGGCCAGCTTAGGATTCCAAATGTGGCACTTGCCAGCAACGACGTGCTCGAAGGAATCCGCTGGACCAGCTCGCTTCTGGAAAGCCGGAGGCTGCTGGTTCACAAAAGGTGCCAGGGGCTGATTGACGAGCTTTATGGGTATACCTGGGACTCACGTGCAAGCGAGAAGGGCAAGGACGCCCCCTTACAGCAGGACGACCATGGGCCTGATGCCCTGAGGTACGCTGTGCTCAGCACCATAGACACCTGGATGCCCTGGCTCGGACTAAACGAATTAAGTGCAGCCTGAGGAGGCAAAAATGCCGTTGCCGACAGACCCGAAAACGCAGTGGCCACCCAGATCCTGGAGCCGCATTTACGCGCTCTACAAGGAGCACAGTGCTTGGTTTGGTGGCGACCCCGACACCCTGGCCGGACTTTATGGTCAGAGGCTGTACGGACTCGATGTGGCCCAATTCTTCGCTGCCCAGGCAGGTCACCGACCACGCTTCTGGTCAACGGATGTTCAGAACGAGCGCCGGACCATGCTGCATGTGCCGGTAGCAGGAGACATTTCCGCAACGAGTGCCTCGCTACTTTTCAGCGAACACCCGAAAATACGCATACCAGAAGCTGACCGTGAATCCCCGAGTGAGGCAGCTGCAGCAACGCAGGACTGGTTGGAAGACCTGTTCGAGAACACCTTATTCCATGCCAGGTTACTAGAGGCTGCGGAAGCCTGCTCGGCGCTTGGCGGAGTGTTCATCAAGGTGGACTGGGACTCTACCTTGAGTGAATACCCGATTTTCTCGGTTGTACAGGCAGACCAGGCGGTTCCAGAGTTTCGGTTCGGAATCTTGACTGCGGTAACGTTCTGGGAAGAGGTGGAGCGAGACGACCGCTGGGTCTGGAGGCACCTTGAGCGCCATGAACCTGGGAAAATCCTGCACGGGCTTTACCGCCAGCGTGTGGGAGCAATGGAGGACCAGCTCGGCGAACCGCAGAGTCTCCAGGCTCACTCTGCGACCGCTGGGCTGCCTCTCTCCCAGGATACAGGGCTTGCAGGGCTTGCGTGCGTGTACGTTCCGAACATGAGGCCGAACCGCAGGTTCCGTTCTAGCTACCTGGGGCAGAGCGACTACAGTGGCAGCGAGGGGATCTTCGATTCCGTGGACGAGGCCTACAGTTCGCTGATGCGCGACATCCGACTGGGCAAGGGCCGTATCATAGCTCCTGAGAGCTTTTTCGAGCACGACCCGGACAACCCAGGGGTAATGCAGTTCGACGTAGACAAGGAAGTGTATGTGGCTCTTCACTCTGTAGCGAACGCTGGCGCTCCCTTCTCGGACTCCATCTCCGTTCACCAGTTTGCGATCAGAGCTGCGGAGCACCTAAGCACAATCGAGAACCTGCTGATACGGGCTTACACCAACTGCGGCTACGCACCACAGAGCTTCGGGCTGCTGATTGCAGGCTCAGCCGAAAGCGGAACCGCCCTGCGAATTCGAGAACGCAAGAGCTTTGTTACTAGCCAAAAGAAAGCCGAGTACTGGAGACCAGCCCTTGTGGAGCTGGTTTGGATTGCGGAGCAGGTGGCACGTATACACTTGGGAGCGCGGATTGTACCGCTCAAGCCTCAGGTTGAGATCCAGGACAGCGTGGTCTCGAACCTGGACGACGTTGCGAAGAGCGTCCAGCTTTTAAGGGCAGCAGACGCCATGAGCATCCAAGCTGCTGTTCGAACAGCACACCCGGACTGGAATGACCAGCAGGTTGCGGAGGAGGTGGCTCGAATCAAGGAGGACAACGCTCCCGAACCCGCCGTGGACGTGCCTGGACCGTTCGATTTTCCGCAGGAGTAGCTTATGCTTTCGTCAGAGCTCAAAAGGCAGGTCTATGCCCAGCGTGTCCGGGAAGTGTACCGTGAGGCTGAGATCCGCATGATTGAGAAAGTCCGGCGGAGGATGGAACGCGGAATCACTGAGGAGGGCTGGGCCGAGAAAAAGCTGGCTGAAATCCAGAGACTGCAATACGACATTCAAAAGACCTTGGAGGAAATGGACTGGGACCCTGCGGATCTGGCTGAGCTGACCAAGGAGGCCTACGAAGTCGGGAGCAACCTGGCTCTGGAAGAGCTGGGGATTGAAGGAGAGCGCCCACGCATTGCCGAGCTGGACGCACCCCTTGAAAACACGAGACGCATGGGTACGCGCACCCTGGCAAGGGCTGCCGTCAACAATTTGGAGCACGCCCAACTGCAAGTTGTTCGCAAGGCTGCCGACCACTGGAGGCGTGCCATTGTGGACGTTTCGGCCCAAGTGCTCGCCGGTACTTACACGATTCAGGAAGCCGTGCAGCGGGCCTTGAACGATTTTGCTGACCGAGGTTTAACCGGGTTTATCGACAAACTGGGCAGGCAGTGGTCACTAGCAGGTTACGCGGAAATGGCGGTACGGACCACTACTGCCCACGCCCAGATTCAGGGGCATATGGACCGGTTGGCCGCTAACGGAAGAGATTTGGTGATAGTTTCGGACCACATGGGCGAGTGCCCTCTGTGCAGACCGTGGGAAGGCAGGGTACTTTCGATCACTGGGACGAATCCTGACTACCCGTCTGTTGCGGAGGCTACTGCTGCTGGTCTCTTCCATCCAAACTGCGGGCATCGCACGCATCTATACACTCCGGGTCTTTCGATGGACCTGCCACCGCAGGGTGACCCCGAGGACTACGAAAACCTGCAACGCCAGCAGGAGTGTGAGCGGATGGTGCACCACTGGAGGAAACGAAAAGCTGCAGCCGTTACTCCTGAGGAAAAGCGGAAAGCGGAAAAGCATCTGGCTCACTGGCGAGCGGAGAAGGCCAAGGTAGACGAGAAGGTCAAGGCCAGCGGAGAGAAAATTCGAAAGCAGTACGATAAGTGGTTGCAAAAGCCCGCCAAGGTTGTCGAGACGGAGGCAGAGTCTCCTCTTCCAGGGGTAGATGGCGCAAACCCAGAATGGAGGAGAAAGTGGGAGCAGACTGTGCAGATGTCCAAAGAAATTGACAGGTTGGCTGAGAAGCACGGCATGACCCCTGACGAATACGAGGACGCTGTAGCGGAACGGCTGAAAGAGCTTGTAGACCGTTCACAGTTTTTTATTCGAACTCCCAGCGACGTTCTGGAACAGATTTTGGCGGACGGGCGTTTCAAGTCTCAGCATGAGACAAGCAGTGCAAGGGGGTATTTTAACCCACAACTAAGGGCAAACTTCGAACAGGAGGTTTTTGGAGTTGGAAAGGATAGCCCACTAGAAACCCGTCCAATTTACGGCTATGTGGATGCTCCGGGTGGTTTGAGTGCCAGGGGATGTCGTATGTACGGGGACGTGGTTGTGACCCTGAAGAAAGACCGTGTGCTGGAGCGGACCACCATCATAGGCAGTGACAGTCTTGATGCAAACAAATGTGGTGAGGTAGTACACCTGGTACCTGTACCGGCAGCAAAGCCTACCGTGCATGGGTTTCTCCCTGGGGAGTTGAAGTATCAGTCTACCTTCAAAGATCCCCTGGAATTCGAATCTTTGCAAGACGCTTGCTCTCCATACTGTGAAGCTCAGTACCACGGCGGAGTAACTTTGGACGACATTGACTACATAACCTTCACTGGTACCAGCCCTAGCCCGAAGGTGAAGCGTCTTCTGGAGGAGAAGGGCATCAAGTACCAATGCCTGTAAGTTCAGCTAGTGGGTGCATAGAAATGGAAATTGTAGCGAAACGAGGGGAAACCTCATACCTTTTGGAAACCGCATCTGGAATAGGGAGGGTGTTGGATCTGGAGCAGAAAGTGCTGTTCCCGGAGTTCAACATCCAATCTATCATAGCACGCGGGTACTGGGAGCCTTACACAGGTTCTCAGGATGAGCTGGCGAATCTGCTTTCGCAGGTCCGCATCGAGCAAGCCGACGGGCTTAAAACGGAGCGCTGACGAGCCTTAAACGGGAGGATAAGATGAATTTCGAGAGCTTGGGGAAGTTCATACGCTACTGGACGCCGGATGGCGATTCCGGTGGAGCCGGTGGCGGAGGAACTGGTTCAGACGCCGGGAACCACGACAACGTAAAAACAGGCGGGAGTCCCAACACCGGGGACAAGAGTCAGAGCGGTGGAGCTGTTAAAACCTTTACCCAGGAAGACGTGGATCGCATCATTGAACAGCGCCTGGAGCGTGAACGTTTAAAACACGCACAGGAGCTGGAGCGTGCCAAAATGGACGAGCTGGAGCGGACCAAGGCTGAGAAGGAAGCAGCCGACAAAGCTCGGCAGGAGGCCGAAACTGCCCGCGACCAAGCTCTGATCTCTTCGGAGATTCGGGTAGCGGCACTCGTTGCAGGAGTCAAACCGGAGCGACTGCCCTACTTCATAAAGCTTGTAAACTCCGAGGGGATCTCCGTGAAGGACGGAGTGGTGGACTCCAAGGCCCTGAATTCGGCGGTTGAAGCCGTGCTTAGAGACATGCCCGAATTCGTCGGCAAACCCGGCGAGAGCAAGGGCGGGTCTGACATGGGCAGCCAGGGTGGAGGTAGCGATGACGAACTGACTGAGGAGAAAATCGCCCAAATGTCGAACGCTGAGCTGAAGGCCAACCTAGCCAAAGTGCAAGCGTTCTATGCCAATCGGAGGAAATAGCACATGAGCGTGCAAAACTTCATTCCCGAGCTTTGGGTTGCTCGGATTCTCACCAAGCTGCGTAAAGCATACGTGTACGCCGCACTGTGCAACCGCGAGTACGAAGGCGAGATTAGACAGGCCGGAGATACCGTTCGAATCGGCGGTATCGGACCGGTCACCATCCGAGACTACGACCCTGGGGTCGCACTGGTCTCGGAAGAGCTTGAAGATGAGCAGCAGATTCTACGAATCGACCAGCAGAAGTACTACAACTTCCAGGTTGATGATGTAGATAGAGCTCAGGCAAACGTTAACCTGCTGGCAGCAGGTATGGAGGAAGCTGCGGACGGCTTGGCTGACGCTGTTGACCAGTACATCGCAGGCTTCTACACCCAGGCGGGTAGCACCACACAGTTGACTGCGGTCAACTCGCAGAACGTGCTGGCCTTCTTGCTGACCTTAGGGCAGGCTCTCACTGAGAACAACGTGCCCAGAGTGGGACGGTTCGCGGTCATTCCACCGTGGATGACAACCAAGCTCACCCTGGCTAAAGTGTTGTTGGCTGCAGACGTTGCCAACGACGCCTTTACCAATGGCTACGTTGGCAGAGCAGCCGGGTTCGACCTGTACGAGTCCAACAACGTCCCGACTACCAACCAGGGTACCGAGTACAAGGTTATGGCAGGCACGACAAAGGCGATAGCCTTTGCCGAGCAGCTGACCAAGACGGAAGCCTACCGCGTCGAATCGGGCTTCAAGGACGGAGTTAAAGGACTCTTGGTATACGGTGGGAAGGTCGTTTACCCAGATGCCCTGGTTGTTGGCGACTGCACGCAGGCCGCCGAGCCGTAAAAGGGGATACCGATTTGCGTAAGTTCACCTGGGCAACGTCAATCCTCCTCTTGACCGGACTGCTGCTAGGGCTGGACAAGCCAGCCCTGGCTCAGCAGTCTATCATCAAGGAGACCAACTAACTGGATTGGCATCGACGTAAACGCCGGGTGCACAATGATCGTTACTGATGCAGATTAAGAAAGGAGGCCTAAATTGGCCGATCAAGTAATTACTCCAGTGAAAGTCACTGGTGAGGACGTTTTCAAGGCGCTGACATCTGCCAACTACGCGGCACTGACCGCAGCCAACGACGGTGTGCTGACTCCGCCGAAGGACGGTTCGTTCATCCTGCACTTTATCGTCACGGACAGCAATGGTGCAACAATTACCGTCAAAGCCGGATCCGGTATCCTGCACAGCCAGGGCGACTTGAGTTCAGGAGCGCTTGCCAAGAACAACGAGCGTATCCTGGTGTTGCAGAGTTCTCGGTTCAAGGTCTTGAGCGGAACGGACCGTGGAGACATTCGTATCAAAGTGAGTGGGGCTGTTTCCTGCGCATGTCTGCAACTCATACCGTAGGAGAGCGCCTGTTTAAGCGTGTTTTGTTGGTGCCGGGTCCATAAACCCGGCACCAGGAGGAATACTCTATGACCGAGGTATCTAGAAACTTTGAGTGGAAAACCGGCGGAGGAACCACCGGAGCCATCCAGCGCCGAATTCGGGAGCACGCCTCTTCCCAGGAGCCAGCTCCCGTAGAGTCTACCAACTTGCCTGTTGTAGGCGACCGGTTCTACACCCAAACGTTTGGACCGGTGGAGATTGTGAAGACCACGGCTAAAAACGTTGTGATTCAGACGCTGGACGGAACGGTTACCAAGCGCTGGACCTGGGACACCTTCCTGGCGGAGGCAAGCCCGTTAGAAGACTCCGGCAAGAAGGGAGGTTAAGCCGTGGGAGCTATTATCCCGATTGTCGACTACCCGATTGAAACGTATACTCCTGATGATGGCAGTGTCACTGATGCTAAATTAGCGGATGCACTTGGTGCCCAATTATTTGGGGCTCCATCAATAACAGCGGACTCTCCCACACCAGGAGGTACGACTGCTAACGTAGTTATCCAATTCAGAGATATAAAGGGCACTAACGTCGCCAAATACTGTGTAGCTAGGGTGTGGATATCCGATACAGCCGGAGGTAATCCTACTATGCAGTCGCCTTCGGGTACTGAGGCGGTTGTTAAAGGGTTTAGGTTGCAAACAATAACAGCTAAAACTCACTGGATTTGGAAATCGAATTCCGATGGAATGATTCAGTTCTCAATCATTAACAGCACGTTCCCAAGGACTTATTACGTCAATGTGTCAATCAACGGGCGTGTATACACATCGCCATCTATCATATTCCAAGAACTTGGTCCTGAACTTTAGGAGTAAGAATCAGTTCATCGATACGATTCCACCGGACTCCATATAGGAGGTGGGGTAAAATGGCTACTTATTGCTGTGATTTAGAAAAACTGACTACTTACCTGGTGGGGCTTGGGCTGCCTGTAATATCCTGCGCTACCGGGCATACAGGGGTAATAATTGATACCGATAGGGATTTAACTCCTGAAGAGCGTGAGCTCCTTAGCAGGGTTGTTGTAGGGCCGTTCGGCGCATTCCTCGCGGAAGTGTCTACAACGTCCTTGTTGAGCGAATAGGAGGCCTCTAATGGGCAATTACGTAATCCCCTCTGACGTGGCCGAGTATCTGCACCAGGACGAATCCTCACTGCCCAGCTCGGTCGAGCGCTTAATTGACCGGGCCGAGGAGCTGGTGGACTTTGCCACTATGAACCGGGTGGACGTTGCCGACACGACACGGCTGGCTTTGGTGCGGAAAGCCGTCTGTGCACAGGTGGAGTACTGGATCGAGAACGGGGAATCTGCGAGCCTGGGGGGAGCCGTCAAAAGCAAGCAGGTCGGCAAGGTTTCCGTTACCTACGCCACTTCCGACAGGGGTGGCGACGGAAGCGGTCTCTGCGAGCGGGCTTGGCAGCTTTTGATGCAGTCCGGGCTGCTGTACCGTGGAGCGCTTCTGAAATGAGCCTGCTTGGAATCTTCAAAACTGAGGCTGCACAGCTTGAAACGTACTTGGGGGAGAGCGGAACCGGCATACCGCAATACGGCGACCCGGTTTCGGTAATGGGTGTTTTCGAGCCGAAAGCCAGAACCGAGCGTGGTACTGGGTCGTACTCGGAGCTGAGAGGGGATGACACTCTGGCGGACCTGGAAGGGTTCCTCCCAGCTACCACGTCCATCCACCCGCAGGACCGTCTCACGCTTGCCGGTAAGCGGTACCGCGTGCTAGAAGTTCGGGAGATGAAGCTGGAGGGTAAAACCCACCACGTTGAGGCTCTCTTCCAGGAGGTGGTCTGACGTGCTGAAAACCAAGTTTGTGTGGCGTGGCAAGCTTGCATCCGAAACTGTTAGACAGGCAGCCCTGGAAGGCTGCTTCGAGGCAGGGGAGGAGCTTTTGAGGGTAGCTAACGCCATGTGTCCTCACGACACTGGCACGCTGATGAGGTCTGGAGAAGTGACTACCCACATAGGTAGAGCGGAAAGTTCCACCTCAGGTGGGGTGGTACGCACGGAAGACCCGAGACTTCCGGCGGGCGAGACTGAGATCAAGGTGCACGTGGACTATGATACGCCTTACGCGGTTCGGCTCCACGAGCATCCTGAGTACAACTTCCAGAAGGGAAGACGAGGCAAGTGGCTTGAGGCTGGCCTGCGCAAGGTGCAGCCCAGGCTGCAGAGTCACATCCAAGCCAAAGTGCAATCAGTGCTTGGCTAAAATGAAAGGAGGACATATGTCCAACGCATTTAACGGCACCGTCAGGGCCGTTGTTACCAACAACTTCGACAACATATTGGACCTGGCTACCGTCCGTGACACGCTCGCAATTTCCTGGGAGCAGACGCTCACCAACGGCGACGCAGCTAACAAGGCCCAGGTTCAGTGGCATGATGAGCGTACACTTAACGCTGGGGCTTCCGAGTCCCTTGACCTTGCAGGCGCACTTTCGTGTGCCTTTGGGGTGGTGACCTTCACGAAAATCAAGGGAATCGTACTCCGAGTTACCACAGCCACCGCGAACTACTCTATCCAGGTAGGCGGTGGAAGTGATGGGGAGGGCACCAACGCGGTCGCAACCCTTTTCGGTGCAGCAGACGATGTTCTGAAAATCCAGGCTTCCGGTATGCTACTTCTTACAGCTCCGGTAGACGGGTACGCCGTTACCGCCGGAACCGGCGATATCCTACGGGTGCATAATCCCAGCGCCGGAGCCGTGACCTACCAGATTGCCATCTGGGGCACCGGGTCTGTAGCGTAAGTCAGGGGGTTGGCGATGCTTCTACAGGAAATCGCGGCATACCTGACCGGTCATGGCGTAGGCACCTATACCGATTCCGCTGGAGGTGACATCTTCATCTGCACCATGCCGAGCGAACCGGACGAGCTTATCGCCATCTATCCAACCGGTGGGCCTCGATCCGATAGCGCCAACGCCTACGAGAACCCGTCTGTACAGGTGCTGGTGCGTGGTGGAACCGACACCATGGCTGCTTTTGAGCGTGCTACCTTGATTTACAACCTACTCCACGGGTTCTGCAACCGGAGCTTCGTGCCGGGTGGTGTATACGTAGTGAGTTGCCTGGGAGAGCAGAGCCAGCCCGAGTGGATTGGACGGGATGAGCTTAATCGGGGCGAGTTCTCGATGAACTTTGTCCTACACGTGCAAAATAAACACAGGAGGAACTAGCATGGCTGGGGAAGTCGAGGTCCTGGCGAGAGGTTGGACAATTTATGTCGACAAGCTCGGCGGGACCAATTACGTCCAGATTGGGGGCCTGAAGACGCTGACGCTTAGTAGCAGCAAGAAGGACGCCCAGATCACCGATTTTGAAGACCAAGGCCAGGAAGCCCATCTTGTGGCAACCCGGACCAAGGAAATCAAGCTGGTGGGCAACTACCTGGAAAACGCAATGGGTGTCCAGGACCAGGGCCAGGCCGACATGGAGTGGCTTGCAGAGCAGATTGGCGCTGCGTCACTCGGTCGGTTCAAGCTGGTCAGCCCTTCGGGGAAGGCACGCTCTTTCATGGGCAGCGTGGTAATCGATGACGTTGGAGGCAACGTTGACGAGGCTACCGGCTGGGGGGCAACCATCACCAGGTCAGGTCCTGACCTGTAAGAGAAAGGACAAATCAAAGTGAGCCGTTTTAGAGACTTTGATCTAGCTGCAGCCGAACGCAAGGCCGAACCGCTGGTTTTCAGGTGGGCAGGACGGGAGTATGAGCTCCCGCCTGCTCTTCCAGCAGCGATTCCGTTGGAAGCGCTCCGGCTGCGAATGGAGTATGGGACTGAGGCCGACATCCCTGAGCACGAGATGTTCAAGCTCGCCACAAAGCTACTGGGCCAGGAGGTCTTGGAGCAGATTGTGGCGGATGGTATAGACGTGGACATGCTCGGAGAAATCGTGACGTGGGCCATCCGCGAGTATCAGGGAGTGGCTGGACTCGAAGAAACAGAAGACCTGGGAAACTCCCAAGCCCAGGCTCCACTTCCAGAGACCGCTGGATCTTAGAGCACTGGGCATTCATAGAAGCTGACTTTCAACGTGAGTATCACATAGACTTGCAAATCGAGTTGGACACAATCTCCTGGAGAAAGCTGCTGGTGCTGATTCAGGGGTTGTCGCCGAATTCGGCGCTTGTGAACCACCTGCAACACGGACGCAGGATTATTACAGATCCTGAAGAAGCTGAGCGGGTGGTGGATAGGATTTGGTAGCATGGCACTTAAGGTAGGAGAGCTTTTTGCTTCGTTAGGCCTGGACAGCTCTGGTTTCAACCGGGGGCTAGATTCTGCAGGTGAGAGGCTGGACGCTTTTGGCGGGCGGATACAGCGACTGGGATTCATGCTTTCGGCAGCAGTAACAGCTCCCCTGACAGGACTTGGTTATGCAGCTGTCACTGCAGCTGGGTCTATGGAGCAGACGCGCATAGCGCTGACCACAATGCTGGGCAGTGCAACCAAAGCTGACCGGTTCATCCGAGACTTGCAGCAATTTGCCAGGACCACGCCTTTCGAGTTTAAGGGCCTGATTGAGAGCTCAAAAACGTTGATGGCCTTCGGGTTCGAGGCCCAGGAAATCCTGCCCATAATGAGGGCACTTGGGGACGCCATCTCAAGTATCGGAGGCGACTCCAATACGCTCGACAGGGTCATACTGCAGCTCGGGCAAATGAAAACCGTTGGCAAGGCCAGTATGGCTGACCTGAGACCTATAGCCCAAGCAGGCATTCGAGTTTTCGACTACATGGCCCAGGAGATGGGCAGGTCCAAGGCTGAGATCATGGACATGCTCGGCAAGGGCGAACTGGCTGCGGAACCTGCTCTGTCTGCTATTTTCTCGGGACTTTCGAAAGACCCGAAGCTCAAGGGCATGATGGACAAGCAAAGCAAGAGCTTTCTGGGCATGCTGTCCAACCTTAGAGACCAAGTGAACGAGGTGCTGGTTCCTCTGGGCAAACCTCTTGTCTCAATCGGGAAAACCCTGCTGACCGCGATGACACCTCTGGTTAACGTCATTACCAAGTTTGCGGAAGCTCTGGCCCGGTCTCCCAAGTTCGTACAGGTGCTCACGGTAGCTTTCGGAGCTTTAGCTGCTGCAGCAGGGCCTCTTCTCATGCTCATTGGCAGTATCGCTAGCGGGATTGGGACACTGGTTTCCGTGGGACCTGCTGTAGGTGCAGCCCTGGGAGGTGCCTTTGCGGTTGTTTCAGGGCCGATAGGCTGGGTCATTGGGGCGATTGCAGCCCTGATAGCGCTTATCGTTGCTGCTTATAAACGTTCACAAGGATTCCGTGAACAGATGCAACGCCTCTGGAGCACGCTCAAAGAGTTGGCCCGAACAAGTTTGGAGGTCTGGAAGAAACTGGCTGAGATTGCAGCTCCCTTCTTCCAGAAGTTCGCGAAATACAATCCGGCCATTTTGCAGCTAAAGCTGGTTTTCAATGCCCTTCTTCTGATTCT